AACATGCGGAAAAGACGATTGATGACCCAGGTAAGAGTGTTCTTGGAGCCGCGAATGATTCGGTTCGCAGTTTCGTAAAGACAGTTAAACCTATCGTTGCTGCGTATCTCACTGTTCCTCGTTCACGTCGCACCAATGACCAACAGGGCCTTATTGATAGCTACAATAGTGCAGTGAAGACTCTTAATGGATTAGGAGCAAATGCTTATAAGGCCTTTACTAAAGTGAAGGTTCCTGAAGCAATTGAGCAGCTTGCCACTGATTCTAAGTCTAAGCCTGTTGTTTCATGCACTTGTTTTGATGGAGTTACTTACCGTAAAGGTTTGGAAAGACATCAACAGAATTGCATCTCAAAGGAAGGGAATAAGTAAACATGCCAGCAACTGTAATTCCCGTAAAGGGACTATATCTCGGATTCGTTGGGAACATCAGTAATGAAGGCTATTCCCTCCGAAGCGCGAGGCAGGTTAATCCGGCGGATACTAACAATATTGCGTTTGGTGAAACTGCCGTTCTTAACGCCAATAATACATACTCCAGTGTTAAGACTTTCATCGCAAATGGTGGAACTCTTACCGCAAGTGTTCCTGTTGGCATCGCTACTAGTAACATTAACATCAATTCTACCTATAACGTTCAGGGAACGAATGATGTTCTTACTCCTGGCGGTCAGTATCTTCCTGCTTCAATGTGTGATCTTCTCGTTCAGGGAACTATTAATGTTTACTGTCCGAATGGCACACCAACTGCTGGTAGCGCTGTCTACATTCGTGTTGCTCTTAATGGAGCCATTCCGAATGGCGTTGTCGGTAGCTTGGAAGCAGCAGCTGATGGTGGTAATTCTGTTCTTTATCCTAACTTTAAATGGAAGACTGGATTCCTTGAGGTTGATGGCACTGCTCAAGTAACCATTCTTTCCCGTCAAATCCCGTAGCGGAAGAAAGGTCATTAATAGAAAATGAGTCTATCTCCTAGAGAATATGAGCAGAATCTTAACGCTCTGCGTAGCGGGAGGACCCTTTCTGATGCTGCTGCGGCTGCAACAGGACAGACCTTCTTGATGGCGGAGCTCGCTAAACTCGATCCAGTAGTTCGTTTGCCATTGGAGAACTACACATACCTCCGTGATCTTCCTATTGATCGCGGTGGTGGTTGGATCATGAACCATACCGCTCACAACGTTGACTTTCGTGGACCTGCTGATGATTCTGCTGGTTCACAGACCAACGATTCTAGAGTGATCGAATACAACATGAACCAGGATATCTGGCCGGTGTTTCCGTACCAAGTTCGTGTGAGAATTCCGATTGTGGAATCTCTTCGCATGGCTCAGGTCGGACGCAGTCCGCAAGATCTCTTGGATAAGGGTGTTCGTGTTGACTATTCGAAAACTCTTGATCGTAGAGCGTATGCTGGCTTCCAAAATATTCAGGGTTTAGTGAATAACTCTTCTCTGACAGCTACTGCACTTCCTGCTACTGGTACAGGTGCGACAACGACATGGTCCACTAAGACTGCTGTTGCTATTCTTGGTGATTTTAACTTCATGGCGTTAACGAACTGGAACGCTAGTGGAAATGCTCCTGGTGCAATGCCGGATCGGTTCCTTATTCCTCCAACTAACTATATTCAACTGACACAGCCTATGGCTATTGTTGGTGGACCTAGTGGTTACGCTTCGATTGCAGACTATGTCAAGAAGAACTATCTCGGTTCTGCTTTTGGCATCGAGCCTGAATTCTATCCGTTGCCAGCTTGGTTGGATGGACAAGGTCCTAGTACTTCACAAGAAATTATTGCATACAAGTATGATAAGGACTGCTTGAGCCTGGGTATTCCTCAAGAACTTACCCGGTTTGGAGCTCCTCCTTCAATCGTATCCGGCTGCTTTGAGTTCTTGTACCTTGCTAATATCGGTGTGGTGAAGATCAATCGTCCGCAGACAGTCGGTCTGTATTACGGTTGCTAATCTTTTCCAGCAAGGGCTTAGCGGGCTCTAGGAGTAGATGGGACTTCTAGAGCCCTATTTTTATAAGGAGAACTTTATGATTATCAAGTCAACAAGACACCTCAATCTACATTCAAAATCGTATGAACATACTAGAGCTGATCATCAAGGTCTAGTTCATGTTCCAGCTAATACCGCTGTTTCAGTACCTGACGATGTTCAAGATCACCCTTCTTTTAAGCTTCTTACTAAGGATGGCACAGTAAAAGTTCTTAAAAGAGGCGTAGCTAAGAAACCTAGTGATGAAGAAATTCAGGCATCACAGTCTAAAGCTGAGGATGTTAAGCCAGATCCCGACGCTGAAGGTGAAGTACAGAATGAAGAACCTCAATCTCTTATTCCTGCTGCTGAATCAGTAGATGAAGAAGAAAATGAGGACGATGAGGAAGAAGACGTAGAAGATACTGAAGGATCAAAGTAAGGAGATAACATGTCATCGTATGGGTTTCCAGATATTTGTGGCTTTTATGATATGCTATATGGTACGGCAGGAGTAGACTTTCAGAGTCTCACCTGTTCGTATTTCGGTATAGCATCTGGAATGGTATTCTCTGGAAACCCTCCTTACACACTTACAGATTTTCTTGGAGTCTATGCTAAATTCTTTGGACCTCCTAGTAATTTTAATACGTTAGGAATTACTCCTGCATCGGCTGCTGTGACTGGATTTACAGTTGTAAATATCCAAGGAATTGCTAAAGGTCAGTTAATAGTTAATACGAATGCTTTTCCAAAAGACACTTTAGTTGTTTCTGTTAGTGGAACTACAGTTACTATGAGTAACCCAGCAATTGCCGGAACTACTGAAACTACTCTCACTATTTATGAGATGCCATTTATGCCAATAATAGTGATGATGTCTTATCTTCAACTTGCTCTTGCTTGTATTATTCAGAATAGATACAAACAGTCGTGGTTCATGGCGGTGGCTTATTTCGTTGCCCACTACTGCACACTGTTCTTGAGAACTGAATCCGGAACTCCAAATCTAACTGCTGCTCAAGTAGCTGCTTCTGGACTAACAAAGGGAATCATAGTTCATAGAGCGGCTGGTGATGTTAGTGCTGATTCTGAGATTGTTGAAGGTTATGAGCAATGGGGAGCTTGGGGTGAAACTCAATATGGGGAAATGCTAATGACTATAGCCAGAGCTATAGCTTGTGGTCCGATATGGGTCCCATAGTTATGAAGAAAGATGAAGAACCGGATCGATATAAAAGTCGTAGAGACCTTATTAGCTGGTTCCTTAAGCACAGAGAAGAGCTCATAGAGCCTAAAGAACAATCTGATTCTCAGGAGTTCTCTGATGGCGATAGACAAGTTAGCTTTAGAATATTGGAGAGCTAAGAAAAAAGGTAAAGATTCTGTAGAGATAGAAAAATCAAAAAATAGAGTCTCTAGACCTGATAGACTTCCTGTAGAAGTAATTAAACAAGGAAATGCAGCTAATTATTTTATGGGAATCAAACAAATCGGCTCTACTATGTTACTTGTTGGAATACCTGGAGATACTTCTACAGCTATAAATAGAAGAAGAGATCTCCAGAAAAGAATAGATAAATTTACTTCCACTAAGAAATCTAGTGCCAAGAAAAAAGCAATGTTAATTCTTCTTAAGAAAAAATCTAATCTTAGTAACGCCTATTTACTTTCTATTTTTGAAAGAGGTTCCCCGTTGCGACAGCAGCCAGCTAGATCAGTTCTTAAGGCTTCTTTATTCTTTAAACCTCATAAAATAAAGATATCTGAGATGCTTGCTGAAGCAGCAAAAGAACAATTAGATGGAAAAGAAAAACAAGCTAAGACTATTCTTAAAAAAGTAGGAATCTATGCTTCTAAAGTAGCTAGAGATTGGTTTACTAATCCAGCGAATGGGTGGACTGGAAATGCTCCATCTACTATAAAGACAAAAGGATTTGATTCTCCTGGAATTTGGTCAGCTAGTATGAGAGCGGCTATCACTTATGTATTAAAGGAATCTTAAGTATGAGTGAAGTAGATGATCTGAGTTTTGTTGTTGACGATGGAGTTCTTTCAGAATCCTACACTATTCAGCGTTCTACTGGTCTCTTTAAACTAGGCGGATGGGTTACTGATTCTAATAATGTTCCTGGATATGGCGTAGTTTCAGTTGCTAATGAAGAAGACCTTCTTATGGTTCCTGAAGCTGACAGAGTAACTGGAGCAATGGTATTTCATTCTCAACAAAGAATCTATGAGACTCAGTTAGATGATGGATATGGTAACCCTAATTATGGATCTGGCGAAGGTTATGGAGCTACCACGCAAAGAGTAAGTGATATTCTAATATGGGGTTTTCAGAGATGGAGAGTTCTTCATGTTAGTCCTTACCTTAATCGCAACTATTGGAAAGCTATAGCCGTACGCTTAGCAGGAAATTAAATCATGAGATATGGAATTATTTATTATTGCTGGAATTTACTAAATGGAAAAGGTTATGTTGGACAAACTATTCATTTAATTAATGACGTTAAGAATAGACACAAAAGATCCTTATCTCTAATAGGTAAAGCCATTAGAAAATATGGATTATATAGATTTAGATGGGAAATTATAGACGTAGCAGAAAATAAAGAAGAACTTAATAAAAAGGAAATTAAATGGATTAGTCTATTAGACACATTTAATCCATCTGGATACAATCTTACTAAAGGTGGAGAAGGATCAAGCGGATGGGTTCCAGATGAAATTTCTATACAAGCAATGTCTATAGGTCAACAACAGAGATATAATGGACCTAATTCTGATATAGAGAAGAAAAAAATATCTGGTCCAAAATCTAACGAGTATAAAGAAAACCTATCATTAGTCAT